GGGTGTACACCTTGTCTATCGCAGCCATACCGCTCATGGGCTGGGTTACAAATGAGACAGAGTACAGAAACATAGCGACAGATCCCAGAAGGATCATGGTCAATGAAAAGATCACAATGGCCCAGATCCTGACTTCAATTTCCTCGGGAGTCAGGCGGTTGTTAGGTTTGTATCCAATGGTTGGCATTATTTTTTCTCCGGTTCAGGTTTAGTGAGTTGCTCAGGACAAGTACCAGTGGCGGTACAGATTGGTGGCTTGCATTCAGCATTCTGCCAATTCTGTGGGTCTTGGCAAGGATAGCGGAATCTGTCCTCACAACCAACCAACAGAACCAACAGGACTGATAAGCCCCAGATACAGTAAATGTTCATTTTTGTTTCTCCCTTTCTTTCTGTTCAATCTGTCTTCTCATTTTTTCAACCTTCTCGACTTGCTGCTTTACCTCGTGCTTTGCCTCAAGGGTCTCAAGCAGCAGCATAGCCATGATTGGCAACAGTAATGCGACAAGAACACAAGCTGCAATCCATCCCATCACGCTCTCCCAGTCTTGCTCACGAACACGATTAGCATCCACAGATACAGGAGGCAAAGGAAAGCTACCAACAGATATGCCTGTTTTTCTTGTAGGAGGCGCTCTTTTTCCTTTCGTTGCCATGCTTCTGCGTCCCGCCTTTTTCTTGCTTTCTCTTGCTCTCCAGCAATAATGTCCTTCATGCTGAACACTTCGCTATACAGAGCGCCCATTTCGGGAGGAGATTGATAAACCATGCACTCTCGAATCTGGACTACAAGTCTTTCCATCTCCTGTTGAGCCAAGACTCTGTTCAGAGCTTCTTCCATTATGTTCACATCGTCAGCAAAGACTACTGTCCTTGATTTCTCTTCGGAATCTCTAATGTGGGCTTCGAGTTGTTCTTGTAGTTTAAAGAACTCAGTAAGGTTCTTAACGATGTCAGCCTTGACTTGAGTTTCATCAACAGCAACATACTCAGACTTCTTACTCTTTGCAACAGATTTTGGAGAATCTGTCTTAGGGGTTTTGCCAAATAACTTTTTCAGCGTCCCCCATATCCCTTGCACTTCCTTGCCAATGGCTACTACGTCATTGGCTGTCTTCTTTATCTCTACGAATGACTCTTTGGCCTGCTTGTAAAGATCACACCCCGCCTGTATATTTTTTACAAGGCCAGCAGCAAGAAGGCAGATTGAGATTGGATCAATTTTGCTCTACCTATTTTTCTGTCATAAGAATGGCTACTGCACTCTCTGGGACAACGATCTGAGCCTCTGAGTCGTTTTTAATTCTTGCATAATTTCTTTCAGAGATAGGCACTCCGTTACAAGTGACTGAACCGTCCAAGCACAATAAATAAGTTTCTTTTAATGATCCAATTACTGTTTTTGTTACGGGTGTATTCAAAAGCTCAAAGTTAAATTCTTTTTGTCGATAATTATTATTGACGCATACCCACGATCCACCGTTGCTTCCTACGCGATTCTCAACCATCCCGCCAGTGATTGACTGTAGATCAACTAAGTTTTGTTCATTGCACTCAAACAACAATCCGTTGCTAGATGTAATAGTTCCACTGCCCTGATAAACATAAATACATAGATTGCGCTGAAGAACCTTGGAATAGTCCCCTAAAAAAACTTCATTTGGGCTCGCGCTTCCGTAACAAATAGAGAAGGATCGACAAAAAATAAAATTTTCATGTTTCATATATTTGTCTCATTTGAGTAAGATTCGTTAAGCTCTAACAAAGCCGTCACATCGTATGTTTTTTCTTGGCCGACAAAAGATTTGAGGTTGTCTATCAGTTGTTGATTTTGCACGAAAGACTCTTTTATTTTTTGCTGTTCAGCCATATGAATTCCTGCATGACCAATTCTTTTAATCAGTTCTTCTGGATCTGTTATATCAGGCCACATCGACATTGGCTGATACGCATACGATGGATAAGCAGACGGATCTTGCGATGCTGTTTCATCAGATGCAAAACTCACAATTAATGAATGCGACTCTTCTTCGTACCCAACAATTTTCATCTTCAATGTTTGCATATAACTTCCTTAAGATACGTTTCCTTGCCTTGTTCCTGTAGCAGGCCAAGTTACAAATGGGTTTCCAACAATATAGGAGCCAGTGCCGCCACCGCCACCGCCCGGTTGATAACCCCCCCCGGGAGCAGACCCACTAGCTGCGGCTCCTGCGGCTCCTGCGGCTCCCCTACCTCCACCAGCACCACCACCACCTGCTGCTCGTGTAGGGCCAAGAACCCTAGGGCTGCCACCTGCTCCGCCACTAGAAGATGACCCGGGAGAGCCGGGGTTTCCCGGTAGCGATTGCGGACCTGGGACTTGTACGTTGTAAGCGGAACCTCCTCCACCTCCACCGCCATTATTTGTTCCTGCACCACCACCACCGCCGCCGCCACCTGCATAGACTGAAAAACCCGGTTTTTGGTCATCTTTCGAATTAGAGCCACCGCCGCCACCACCGCCGCCACCCGATGCAATAGTGCCATTATTGGTTATAACAGTAGGTCGGTTAACATAGATGGCGTTGCCGCCACCACCACCACCACTGCCCGGTGTAGAAGTACCCTCAGGTCTATTCGCATTACCGCCACTACCACCGTTGCCGCCCATACCTTGGATTACACCGTTGTTGATAATCGTTACAGTGTCTCCGGGATTAAAGGCATTTGGCACAAGCATGGCATACGAGCCAGTAGATGAGCTTCCAACAGTTCCGGGAACAGTTACAGTTATGTCTGAAGTACCGGGAGAGTATGTTGGCCCTCTGTTGGAGTACACATCGTAATTGTTGCCTGACGCTGTCAATGAAATAGTAACTCTGTTTGACTTTCCATAAAAGTTTCCAAGAGAAATTGTTCCCGATGGAATGCCAGCCAAAGTTCGATATGAAGCTTGGTTAATATTGGCAGTAGTTGTCCCAGGCTGTCCAAGCTCTACGTTAATAGCATTAAATGATATTGCGCCTGATGCTGGAAGCGTCATGTTTTAACTCTTGCCGAACAGATTGTGGCTGAGAAATCCGATAACAGAACTGATTGCAGAAACAATGGCTACGCCCATCCACACTCCGCCCTTGCCTTTGTTGACTAAAGCAATAAGCTCCTCAATAGAAGCCTCTAGCTTGTCTAGCTTTTTCTCTAGGTTCTCTACCTTGGCAGTCAGTGCGCCATAAGCAATTGGATCAATCTCGCTCATTTCTGTTCCTATCTAAAAAATTTTCCGAGCATCCAGCAGACTGCTGAGTATCGGGTTCCCTCTTCTATGTCTTCTACGCCGTGCATCACAAAGCTTGGGAAAACCAAAACTGTTCCCTTGCTTTGTGGCGGATACATTCTTTCGTGACCGTTTTGTAAATAAAATCTACCACCCTTAAAGTCGTCATTTAAAAATGCCAGTACGGTTAACTTTCTACACTCATCACCATGAGCAAGAAAAGTATCTACGTGGGACTGGTATCTCCCACCGGCAGGATAGATTAGAAATTCTGCTTGATTGGCGTGAGTGATGTCAAACTTAAATGACTGGTGATTTGCAGATAGACCGGCAGCAGTAAGCAATCCACCAAGATCTTTGTAGGTGGGCAACATGACCCTCTCCACATTCCTAATCTTTCTGTCTACAGTTCCATCACCAGATCCGATCACCGGAGGTTCTTTTTTAACTGACGAGTTTGTATATGAAGAAATAATAGAGTCGCACATTTCTGTACTCAAGATGTCTGTGAACATCCAATAGTTCAGCTCGTTGCTAGTAGTTGGTAAGTTTAAGCCGGGGCGCTTGTCGAACTTCCACTCTTTGTGTGGGCCATCAGCATCGACGTAATGCAAGAAAACCTGTGCTTGCCATTCGCCCTTGAATTTTTTTCTCCAGTGATACTTCTCCATTCCACGATAAAGCACGACATCACCAACATCCATAACGATTTTGGATGCGTTCTCTCCGCCCTCGTCACCCATATAGATAGGCCATGCCTCTCCATCAAAACCCAACGTCAGAGTTGCGCTTATCTCGCAAGATTCTCTATCAGTGTGGATATTCAGCTTTTCACCTTTTTTATACAGTCGAGCATAGCTGTAAGTTGGGTAAAGGCGCTTGCCCGTTGCCTTCTCAAAGTGAGGAAGAAGATCTACGAGAAGCTTGTCAAATGCCATAGCACCATGAATTGCTTCTGACGTTGGGCATTGAGTATCTTTGTGAGTTACTTTTGCATCAACCAACCGTTTCAGTTCAGCGGCAAATTCATTGCAATTATTAACATCAAGGAAGCCCTTGAGGTGTACATACTTTTCAACAGTGAACTGAGACAGTTGATTACACATTAAGCCTCCACGGATGGATCAGGTTCGGGAATGGGTTTTATTGTTTGGTCAGATGGGTTATACCAAAACTGGTCTGCAACAACATTATTTTCACACGTAACCCAAAATAATGGTTCTGCAACCTCAAATTCTTGTTGTTGGACTTGTGCAACACGATAGCCAGTCTCTCTTGTCTCATTAGGTGAAATAAGTGCTTTCATTAATAAAACTCCTCAACAATAATAATTCCAGCTGTCCCCGCAAAGCCAGTTGTTGTTCCGCTCGTAGTACCACCACCTCCACCACCTCCGTACCCAGTTGCAGTTTGAGTTGGTGAACCTTGAGTCCCACCAAAACCAAAACCAAAAGCAGTGTTTCCTCCACCATTAGTCGACCTATTTGTGCCAGTTACATTTGGCCCTGCGCCAGTACCAGGGCCGCCATTGATTCCAAATATATTTGGGCTCGGAGTAATAGAACCACCAGCTCCCGCAGTGCCAGCGGGAGAGGAAACACCACCCCCGCCTCCTGTGGCAGACATTAATGGACCAAAACTTGATGTTCCTCCGCTTGCTGTTGTACCGCCACCAGCACCAACAGTTACAGTTACTGGGCCTGGTATTGCTGGCGCTTGGAAATAACCAAAACCAGCACCACCGCCACCGCCACTGCCACCGTTGTTTGGGGCTGCTGGGTTAGTTGGTGAATTTCCACCGCCGCCACCGCCACTTACAAGAGTTACTTTTACTGCTTTTAAAGCAGCGTCTTTTGTCCACGGCGATGGTGATGTATAAATTCTTGTAACTACAGTACCTGGACTTGCCGAAGCTTGTGTAGTTCCATCAGGAAATACTACACCTGGTGCGCCAATAGTTGTTGTTGCCATGTTTTACTCCTTAACTGCCTGAAACTGAACCACCAGCGGTAATAGCTCCAGCAGATGAGATGGTGACAATTACCGTTGTTCCGTACTTTATAACAAGATTTCCACTCTCTTGCAGGATCTTAAAGTTTGCTGTATTTAAAGATCCTGTGAGCGAAAGAACATTAGAAAATACCGGAGTCCCACTGAACGTCGGATTTCCAGAATGAGTTGTGTCGCCTGAAAATGTTGGCGTTCCTGTAAATGTCCCAGACAATGTGCCGCCGTTGTTTAATACCGGTACGCCGCTGAAGGTGGGATTACCAGAGAAGGTTGGGTTGCCAGAAAGTGTTGGGCTGCCGGTATAGGTTCCGGACATAGACCCGCCACCACTCAACGCAACAGTTCCACTAAATGTCTTGTTGCCTGATATGGTTTGAGTGCCATCGAGCTGGACAAAATTTTCAAGAGCAGTCGAAATCAACCGAAGTTCAACCTTGTCACCTGCCGTATATGCGCGAGCAGACGACCCTCCCTGCGCCCTAACAATAGTGAACGTATCAGATGAGCGAGTGGTGACTTTGACAAACTCTATCTGGTTGCTTGAGTTGACAAGAGCAACGTAGAAAAATCCGCTTGTTGTTGCCGGGAACAGAGAGCCTGTTCCTGACGCAACAGTCAACGACAGATCCCCGATGAGGATTGAAGACCCGAGGGTCGTGGTTGCGTTATTTGTAAATAAGACTGGCATTACGCCCCCTCTTTCAGTTTTTCTTCGAGAACTATTACCTTGTCAGACAACTCTTTAATCGCCTCAATCAAAAGAGGCACAAGACGCTCATACCTGACAGTTAAATACTGCTCATCAATAGGCGCTGGCGCTACTGCTTGAGGCTGAACGGCCTGCACGGATTGAGCCGTTACACCAACCTCGATAACAGACGCATCATATCCAAGAGACACTGCTACTTCGTTGGCG